AATATCCCCCCTACCCCCCAAGATGGGGACGTTGCATCTGGCAAAACTTGGAGAGATGATTTTGATATTTACCTCTCGGAAGTAACAGAAGCATTTGAAAAAATATCTTCCGACAAAGAGTTTATAAAAAACAGACAAAAATATCATCCAGAGTTGGACATCGTATTGTCCCTAAAAAAAGCATTTGAAGACTATTGGAGCCAAGAAGCCGGTTGGAAAAGAAAAAAGATCAGCAAGACCAAAAACATTGATTGGGTTAGCACATTCAAAAAGGCCTTAGACCAACCGCAAAATAAAGTCTATAAACAAAGAAATGTCAATCCGGAGCCGGAGCAGCTTACGCCGCTACAGGAAAGGTTTAGAAAATTCTTGGAGGACAATGGCCCTTTGTTGTTGAAAATGCCTTCACAGCCCACAGATCAAGAAGTTGAATCTCTTGCGAAGATGAATAAGAGTATGCTGACAGATATAGTGAGAAAAATAAACAACGACAGCTATATTACTCGCTATAAAAACAGTGTATACCAAACAATCATGGAAATTAAAAAGAAAGAGTATGGATAACAGAGTTATGCCGCATGACACAGATGCTGAAAAAGTAGTTTTGGGAACAATTATGTCCGATCGCAATGCACTGAACGAGGTGAGAGAAATATTGTCTCCTAATTGTTTCTATGATAACTTAAACAATCAAGTCTACAAAGCCATTATCGCAATAGACTCCAGAGGAGAAAGTCCAGACTTGATCACTGTCACAAACGAAATGAGAAAAAAGAACGAATCCGTCGATTTGTTTGCTATCAGTCAGATTTCGAGTTATCACACAAACGACATTTACCAACATGCAGCATTATTGCACGATAAAGAGAAAAGGCGCAGATTTATAGAAATCGGCATGACCATGCAGAATAAAGCCTTCAGCGAATCGGAAGATATCGTCGATATCATGTCAGAAGCGGAAGAATCCCTTAAATCCGTGTTCCAATCATCAAAAAGCAATATGTCTACAATTGATGATGCTGTACGTGAAGTGACAAAACAAATGGAGCTTAATTCATCCGGTGATAAAAAACTGACTGGAACCCCCACCGGATTCTCAAAAATTGACAGGAGAAGTGGAGGATTACAAAAATCAGACTTGATTATCATTGCAGCCGATACATCTTCCGGCAAAACGAGTTTATCTATAGCATTTGCTCTTTCTTCGGCTTGTTATGGGAACGGAGTGGCATTTTACTCTATGGAAATGAAGAAAGAGCAAATCGCCGCTAGGATGATCTCAATCGAATCAGGAATACCCGCAAATGAGATCATGTATTCACGCCTTTCACCGGAGCAATTCGACAGGATAGACAGAGGCATTGGAAAACTTGCCGGAAAACCTGTTTTTTTTGACGATAGAAGCACTTCTAACATTGATACGATACTTGCATCTATTAGAACAATGAAGCTGAAATACGGCATCACAGGGGCTATTGTGGATTACTTGCAAATTCTAACAGTAAACATGAAAGGGAGCAATAAGGAGCAAATGATGGGAGAAGCAGCAAGACGATTGAAAAATTTAGCAAAAGAACTGGATATTTGGATAATTGCTTTATCAAACAGGGATTCTATCAACCCTATCCCTTCTCTTGCCCGTCTTCGCGATTCCGGGCAGATCGGGGAAGCTGCGGATGTTGTCATTTTGATTTATAGGCCGGAATTATATGGCAAATTTTACCCTGAACCATTTCAAAATGCAGAAACGAAAGGAACCGCAATGATCGATATAGCGAAAGGCAGAAATATTGGCCTTGAGAAATTTATTGTTCAATTCAGCCCTAAAACAACTCATTTTTATGAAATGGATCAATCTTATAGACTTGTAGAAGAAAATGACGCTCCTTTTTAAGCGACCAATATCATGAAAATAAACGTATTCAACACCCAATGCCGTATCGGTAGCAAAGTCCGATACAAGGGTAAAATCAGAGAAGTGTATGACATCAATCGAATCACTCACGAACTGTGTTTATCAAGAAGTGCTAAATGGATAAGATGCACAGAAGTAGAATTATTAACTCATAGATATGAAACAATATAACAGTTGGGATGAAATAGACAAGGACACCGGCGGTCTTGTTACGAGTCTGACATATATCGTCCTATTCGTCAATGACCAAGTGTATAACTTCGAGATGCAGCTTTCCGATCACATCAAGGGATGCGGACTTTATCGCCAAAAGGTCAAAATGCTGGTCAACAGCATGGACCGCCAAATGGCCGCATACAACAGGAGAATATGCAGAACCGCAGGTGTAAACGCGGAAGCCATGGCCCTCATTACGCAGAGCATGGAGGACGATATCAAGCCTCATATAGATCGCTATGGGTTTACCGTCAGCCAGGCATTGCATAATGCCGGATGCCATGAAGATTTGAACAAAGCCCTTTCCATTTGCTCTACGGTGGACATGTTATGCCAGACATCCCAAATTACCATCCGGGATTTCTTTACCGCCATAAGCAAATATGCCCCACTGGCTTACAATCCCCTTCAGTATCTCAACATGGATAAGATGCTGCACTTTGCAAGGGAGCTTACAGATACCCTTACCCCCAAAGAGATACATGTGAATTTGAATGAGTTGCCAGAAATTGCAAACGCTTTTCAGGCCATAGCAAACAATATGCTTAGGGCGGAAGTATTTGAAAAAGCGTTTGAATCATGCGAAAAATGACAAAAAAGATGAAATATGAAAGATTGGATAGAAGAAGAAGAAATAAAGCGCCTCGAAAAGGAGCGCGACAGGAATTTGGCAATACACTGTGACTATGTGGCTGCTAAGTATCAAAGGATGATTGATAAGATTAAGATCAAGAAAGAAGATAAAAATTAAAAAGAATATGAATATGAACGAATTTATGACTATACCAGGAACAACTTATATTGTCACTCCTGATTTAAAAATAATCAACTCAAAAACAAATAAGGAAAACCGTTGTACTAATATATCTGTATTAATGGATGATGGCCTTAGGCACGGTTTTAGACGTGAACGCCTAATCTATGCGGCCAAAAACAATATTAACCCGTTGCATATACCTAAATATATTATTGTAAATAAAAACGGAGATGGGATGGAGAGGTATGATTTTTATAAAAAGCACAAAAGAGGGAGTGTAAAGTGTAGATATCCGTTTGATGTTAATGAGTATGAAAAACTAATTGATTGCCTGAAAAAAAAGGAACGTCCTTTATTTATTATGAATTACATTAAAGATATAGAAAATTATTGCAAGTTTCATTTGGAGGTATCGAATGAAGAAGCGTACGAATTAGCAATAAGCGCGATTATGGCAACAATTGATAATGTGGAAAATGGCGTCTTTCCGCAATCTATAATAGGATATATACTAGGAACCTCTAAGAAAATGCTTTCCGCAAGAATAAAATATAATAAAACATTTCTTAACCGGCTCGATAAACGATATGAATAAGGACGACTTATTTAAGGTGTTTTTAATAAATGACCTGATGGATTTGCCTAATGCCGTTACTAAAATTTTAGATATGGATTTAGAAGATAGGAATAAAATATACCGAGAGTTGATTAGACTGAACGATAACGATTTGTCTTATGACTGGTTTCAAGAAGTTTACGAAAGTGATTTATCTGAAAGAAAGCAAAAAAAACAGGACTTCACACCAAATTCTCTGGGAGTATTATGTTCATTACTAACATCTCAAACCGGAAGTATACATGAACCTACTGCCGGAAATGGATCTATGATCATTGCGGATTGGTGGCAACGTTGTACGAAATTATTACCCTGGGAACATTTCCCATCTCAGAATATTGTATCATGTTGGGAATTATCTGATAGATCAATTCCTATACTTCTTTTAAACTTATCGATTAGAGGAATTATGGGGTATGTTTATCACGGGGATGTATTAACAAAAGAAGTTAAGCAGAAGTATATCCTTCTTAATCGCAAAGATGATACACTTTCCTTTTCGGAAATAATAAAAGCAGATACTAATGCTAAAATAGTACAAGAATTATGAAATTAAATGATGTATATAATAAATGGTTGTCTGTCAAGAGAAGACAAGTTAAGGAATCAACACTAAGCTGTTATCAGCTCATATATATAAAGATACTGGCTCCTAGATTTGGATCTACAGATGTGGAGACCATGAATAAGAAGGTTGTTACAACATTTCTTTATGAACTTCTTGATTCAGGCGCTAAGTCAAAGAAATACTGCTCAGATATCCTTATAGTCATAAAGATGCTTATTCGCTACGCTGGTGACGAATTGGACATCAATGTTCCCGATACAGCTTGGAAGGTTATTTGGCCAACCAATAATAAGGTTGGCGTTTCAAAATTAGAACGTTACACGCAAGAAGAATATCGTAAAATTGTTGAGTATGTTATGGATAATCCATCACCTCGCAATTTAGGCATTTTATTGTCAATATGCACAGGCATGAGGATCGGCGAAATCTGTGCGTTACAGTGGCGGGATATAGATATTGTTGGCAATACAATTCATGTCAATAAAACAATGGAACGCATATATCTTCCTGGGAATATCGGTACCGACAGGAAAAAGACGGTGGTTGAGATAGGAGCTCCTAAAACTAGTTCATCAGATAGGCACATACCTATTCTTAAGAATATTTTACCCATTGTGAAAAAGTTCTATGCCGTATGTAAGCCAGATTATTATGTTTGCACCTGCTCTGAAGACTTTATCGAACCTCGAACTTTACGTACATATTATCGAATTTTTATTCTTGAAAAAGTAAAGTTAAATCATTGCATTAAATTTCATGGATTACGACATACTTTTGCAAGTACCTTGATTGAAAATAAAGTCGATGTTAAAACTGTATCCACAATTCTAGGACATTCGGATATAAGTACAACCCTCAATGTATACGTACACCCATCAAATGAAGCCAAAATATGCGCTGTTAATGGAGGCCTAAAAGGAATATTCAGATAGTTTGGATACGGAATGATAAGAAAGAAGATAATATAAAAAAATAAGCTATGACCTGGAAAGAATTAAAAGACAAAATATCCCTTATGACAGAAGAAGAGCAACAGCAGGAAGTTGCAGTTTGGGGAGAAGATATGAATTTGATGAAAGATTGCTCCTTGGAGAAAACAAATGAGGATATGTACTACAACTCTGAATGGGATTATGCTTGTGAAGAGAGTGAATTGGAACCGGAAGACAAGAATGACCCTGATGTACATAAGGTATATGAAGCAGGAATGCATTATATTTATTCGAATTGATATTAAAACATAAAAAAAAATGAGTGAAACAAAGATCATATTAGATGCTTGTTGTGGTAGTCGGATGTTCTGGTTTGATAAAGAAAACCCTTTGACCTTGTTCGCCGACATCAGGGACGAAGAACATATTCTTTGCGATGGTAGGAACCTGAAGGTCCATCCGGATATAATATCCGACTTTACCGATATGCCTTTTCTGGATGAATCATTTAAGCTGGTGGTATTTGATCCTCCACATCTTCTGAAGGCAGGTGAAGAAAGTTGGTTAATCAAGAAGTACGGAAAACTCCCGAAGGATTGGCCAAAGGTACTTAAGAAAGGCGTAGATGAATGCTTTCGTGTTTTGGAAGACTACGGAGTCCTTATTTTCAAATGGAATGAGGACCAAATAACGGTAAAAGAAGTATTGAAGGCCATCGATCGACAGCCGTTGTTTGGACATACTACTGGAAGGCATGGCAAAACCATGTGGATGTGTTTTATGAAATTACCTAACAACTAAAAAAAAATGAAACGATTACAATTTATAAAAAGTTTGTTCGGGACGGCTGTCGCTTCTATTTTCCCGGCTCCGGTAATCGCAAAACCGGAAGAAAAGAAATTTGCGCATGATGATATATTCTATCAGCCGTATAATAATGAGAGACTTATTTACTTCAGAACAGATTCTGCGGTATATAAGATGCTTGAAAACAGCCTTAAACATCGTATTGTTGACGGAGCTAAATTCAGGTGCTATTTACCTAAACATGCATTTACGTTGTTGCGTAAGGAAGAATACGCATTGTCTGACTTTGAGCCTCTTGTTGCGATGTTAAACGGATATTATGAACGCAACGATAGATATGCACTTTATGACAAGAATACTTTCCTGAGAATGATCTATCAAAAGGAAAACGGTTCTTATTATCCAGATTTATTCTTAGCACAAATTTAAACAGAACCGAGCCGAAATAGCTCACTTCACGAAAGATATTAATTTAACAAAAGAAAAAATGAGAAGAGATGATATTGAAAAAGCAGCAACCCAACATGCTAATATGATAGGTTGGGATCATGATCCGGAGGAAACAAGAGGACTGTTTGCCTATTCATTCGAGAAAGGTGCAGAATGGCGCATCAACTCGGTGTGGCACAAACCATGTGACATAGCTGAACCGGGAAAGGATTGTTTGGTTGAACACATGGATGGAGACGGAAATGTCTGCATTTGTATTGATTGGCGTTCTGAATATGAATGGGTAAAAGCTTGCCATTACGACAAGATTTTGCGTTGGGCATACATCGATGATTTATTACCTAATTAGGAGGACTGATAATGGCTAAATATAGATACGGACTATATGAAAACTTCTTCGGTGATCAGTGGTATCAAGTGCAGGTTAAACGATTGGGCATTTGGTGGGACGATGAATCATTTTCTACGGAAAAAGGTATGATGAAATACGTCGAACAATTAAGAAAGCAAGGACATATTTTAAAAAAACATGAAGGAAACGCATACTATAAAGACGAACCTAAAAGGTTTGAAGAAGTGGGCTTGGCGTAAAAACTTAACAGGCTTTTTCTCCGTAAAAGGGAAAGAGCTTTCTGACGCGCAAGTAAGAAAGATGGTTGACTGGGCTATCGCTAAAGGATATGAGTACGATGCCGACATCCCGGTAGATGAAGTGATTGAATTGCTAAATATAAAAAGCTGAGCCGGAATAGCTCAAATTACGAAAGAATTTAACAAAAGGAATAATATGGAAAGAGAAGATATTGAAAGAGCAGCAGACATATACGCAAATGAAAATCGTAATCGTGGAAATAATGTTAAACCATATTCTGTAGTGGATTTTATTTCTGGTGCAGAATGGCGCATCAACAGCGTGTGGCATGATGCAAGAACAGATGTCCCTGAAGTATATTTCCCAGTACTTGTGGAAGATGACTTGGAGGATTTTGAAGTTAGTATGCTAGCATTAGTAGAAGAATGTCCCAAAAATTGGAGGCGTTGGGCATACATCGATGATTTATGCCTAATGAGGAGGACTGAATTATGAAAAGGTTGATTGACGCAATTATAAAGAAATGGTTCTGTTGCCACGAATGGGAATTGATGTGCGAAAGATGGGTAGAATACAATGATACTGATGGAAATGAAAAGGTGTATACCGTGAGACATTATTTCTGTAAAAAGTGCGGAAAATATAAACGAATTGAAGGACATTGAATTATGGATAAGATAAAATGTATCACTTTCGATCCGGCAGCACAGGAGGCTTTGCCAGATCATATTAAGGCAAAAATGAAAGCTGCTCGAGCCAAAGCCAGATTAGAAGCATATCATAAGCAATGTCCTTGTTGGAACAGTCACAACGATAGTTGCTATGATGATAATTGCCCTTGTGATAGAGATTGTGAGTATATGAAAAGTATCAATTTAAAAATAAAAGATTTGAACGAAAGTGAAAGAAAAAGAAATCAAACAGAGACTTCTTGATGAGATATCCGGATGGTTTTGCGAATCTTATTGTTTGTATTACGGCAACAAAGACTATTGCAACACTTGTCCTATCAAGGAAGAAAAGTACTGGCTTGTACGTCCCAAACCTACCGGAGTTAAGAAACGGATGAAAGAAATCCAGTTCTGTGATAACTGCGTGCATTTCTGCCCGATAGAAGAAGGAGAGGAAAACAAACCCAACGAGGAACTATGCGAGTTTAAACGTCCGTTGCGCTTTCGTCTTGGAATAGATGACTATACCGGTGATGACACCGGATTCTTTTGTCCGGGATGTAAAAACTTCAAAAAGAAATTTAGCCTATGATACCCTACAAAACCTGCCGGGATTACTCCCGACTAAAACAACTACTTGATGAAGGAATGGGAATCGTGTGCTTCTCATTGAAAAGTCGGGAATGTGCGCTTGCGAAAAAGCAAACATTCTGCGATGGACAAATGTTCGCCTACTACTTCGGCCGTTTCCATATCTTCAACCATGATTTAGAAATAGCTACATTCGAGAAATTTTGTGATCTATACAACGTCGAGTTTATTGAACCGAATAAACAGATTTAAAGAATCCTTATAAATATACGAATTTACAGTAGGCACATCAGCCTCCTTAGCCGGCACACCTTCTCATTGAAGTTGACCGGCTCGAAGTCAAGGGAGTCAACCAGGCGGTCAATCTCGCGTCTGGCTGACTCCCTTTTTAATTTTCTTATTTCTTTTTTATTCGCTTTACGCATAGCTTTTCCCGTTTATGTTTGCGGCAGTCACATATAAACAACTGCACATCCTCGTACAACATCTTACCTAAATAACCGGCCAAATACGCTACTTCTTCACCTCCTATAGGCATTTTAAATGCCGTAGCTATATGATCCTCCAAATGGCGGCATTCGTGCTTTAGGGAGTTTAAAAACTCTTCCGGGGACGAAGTCTTGCTTATGACCATTACAGATTTCCGTAGCTTGTAATTGGAGTACGTGACACCGGTATCAAGTTTGCATGACACCAAATTATTGTAAGCCTCTCTTGCCTTGTCTTTCGGACAATCTATTGATTTCAACAAACCTATGACCTCTTCCGTATAATAGCAGGTGACACGATAAAATATATGCACCTGCCAATCGTACTTCTTTATGTATAGGTCTCTTCTTATCATATTTACATCATTTCATCCCAAATAATAGGCGTTCCAGAACCGATGCAATCAGCGTAGAAACGAGTAAATACAATACCATCGTAAGCGTCCGGATCGTCGCAAACGTTCTTCACGTATAAAGCAGCATATTGATCATGGGGAATGGAGGAACCAAGAAAATCAGCCTTGCACATATTGGCTACATACACATAGTCATAGCCGCCTTTCTTCTT